GCTATAAAAGACAGAGATTTATACGATTTGATTAAGCAGGCAATGGGAGCAAGGCAGCAACCGTTGCTTTTTTGCATTACAACGAATGGTTTTGTCAGAAATGGTATTTTTGATTCGCAGTATTCATATGCAAGCGGTGTGATTGATGGCACGATTCCAGATCAACGATTTCTTCCGTTCATATATGAATTGGACAATCTGGAAGAATGGGAAAATCCGAAATGTTGGATTAAAGCCAATCCAGGACTAGGAACGGTCAAAAGTTATGACTACTTGACACAGATGGTTGATAAAGCTCAAAAAGATCCAAGTTTAAAACCAACCGTATTGACCAAAGATTTTAACATGGTACAGAATCCAGTTTCTGCATGGCTTAATTTTGAGGATATCGTAAATGATACAGTTGTAGATATGGAGTTTCTGTCAAGGTCATATGCAATCGGTGGTTGCGACTTGTCATCCGTTCTGGATTTGACTTGTGCAACGCTTATGATCCGTAAACCAGATGATGATAATGTATATGTTTTACAACATTATTTCATTCCGCAAGCAAAAATAGATATGCTTGAGTCTACCAAGTCGAAAGAAGCACCATATAAATTATGGGCAGAACAAGGATGGCTGACGATAAATGAAGGCTCACAAGTGGATTATTCATTGGTCACAGAATGGTTTGTAAAGATGGTGCAGGAATACGATATAAGACCTATCTATATAGGCTATGACAGAGCACTTGCGAATTACTGGAAAAGTGAAATGGATTCATACGGTTTTGATTGTGTGCCAGTTGCCCAGGGACCGTTCACATGGTCAGCGAGCATGAAATCAATGTCAGCACATTTTCAAGATCATAAAGTGGTATACAACAATAATCCAGTGCTGAAATGGTGCCTTGCTAATACTGCAGCGAAGGCACTTAATAAAGACGGAATTGAAACCATCCAACCAATTAAAATACAAGAGCGAAGAAGGATTGATGGCATGGTATCACTTTTGAATGCGTGGGTAGTATATGATAAAAATTTTGAGGAATATATGAATTATGTGAGGTAAAGAAAGATGGGTTTTCTAGACTTTTTGAAAAAGCCGAGGGTTTTAAATAAGGCTTCAACATGGAAAGAGCTTGGATCTTTTAATTCCACTTTTTACTCATTCGGTGGAGATATATATAGATCTGGAATCGTCCGTTCCTGCATTAGACCATTGGCAGAGCACACAAGCAAAGCGAATGCGGTATGTAAAGACAAGCAGATAGAGCATATTTTGAATTACAATCCAAATCTATATATGACGGGAAAAGATATGCTATCAAAAGTGCGTACATGGCTTGAAATTAAAAATACAGCTTTTATTTTGATTTCCAGAGATGACAGAGGCAAAGCAATAGAATTTTATCCGATTCCGTATTCTGCATTTGAAGCACTGGATTATAACGGAAAATTGTTTTTGCAGTTTTCATTTCAGAATTCAACGATAAATAAACTGGTTGCTTCGTGGGATGATGTTATCGCACTGCGAAAAGACTATAACAAGTCAGATATTGCAGGAGATGACAATACATCAATTATACAGACTTTGGAGCTGTTAAGCACTGCAGATCAAGGAGTCGCAAATGCCATAAAAGCAACAGCTAATTTACGCGGCATTCTGAAATCTACCAAGGCTATTTTGAGACCAGAAGACATCAAGGCACAGAAAGATAATTTTGTAAAAGATTATTTGAGTCTTGAGAATGGATCTGGAATTGCTTCTTTGGATAGTACGCAGGAATTCACACCAATTAGCATGAATCCAACAATGACAAGTTGGGAGACTAGAAAAGAATTCCGTGAGGATGTGCAGCGTTATTATGGAGTATCGGACGCAATCATCACATCAAACTACACAGAAGAGCAAATGAACGCTTTTTATGATTCCAGGATAGAACCTTTTTTGGTTGCCTTAAGTCTTGAAATGACAAAGAAAGTATTTACAGAAAGAGAACTTGCTTTTGGTAATGCTATCAATTATGAGTCTGGAAGAATTCAGTATTCAAGCACAAGAACGAAATTAAACATGGTGCAGCTTGTAGACCGTGGAGCCATGACACCGAACGAATGGAGATCTTTATTCAACATGGCGCCGATTGAAGGCGGAGACAAGCCAATCAGAAGATTAGATACAGAGGTTATAGATGTACCTGCAGAGGAAGGAGAAAACGAGGATGAATGAGAATAGGGAATATCGTTCAATGCCTCTTCTGGTAGAAAAGAGATCAGAAGGCGATGAAAGAACTTTTATCGTTGAAGGTTACGCTTCAACATTTGATGAGTATGAGCTTTTCAAAGATGGAGAAGAAAGCTTTTGTGAGCGAATCGAAAGAGACGCATTCAACGGTTGTGATTTTTCTGATGTTGTTTTCCGAATTGATCATGAAGGAAGGGTATATGCAAGAACCAGAAACGGTAGTGTTGATATTTCCGTTGATAATCACGGATTGTATAACAAGGTTGATTTGAGCAGATCATCATCAGCTAAAGAGTTATACGAAGATATCGATTGCGGAAACTATGACAGAATGAGCTTTGCGTTTACCGTTACAGAGGACGCGATAGAACATGATCGCGAAAGCAAAAAGTATTTAAGAATTATCAAAAGAGTTGGAAAACTCTATGATATATCGCCAGTTAGTTTTCCTGCGAATCCTAACACAGAAATCGGAGTTTCTGCCAGATCTTCTTTTGATGGATTTATCGAAGAAGAGAAACGATTGGATTTAATCAAGGCAGAGGAACAAAGATTGCTTGAAGAGGCGAAAAAGAGATTTATGGAGGTATAAAAGATGGAACTTTCAGAAATGAATCTGATCGAGGTTAATGAGCGTTTAGCAGCTCTTGAAATCGAAGTCAGAGAAATGACGGATGTTGTTGAAGTCGACAAGGCAACGGAAGAAAAGAAAGCATTGCTTGAGCGTAAATCAGAACTTGAAGAACTCGAGCAGAGAAAAGCAGATGTTGAAGCCATCACAGAAGGAAAGGCAGATACAAAAATTGTAGAAGAAAGAAAGGAAGAAACAAAAATGATGGATGTTAAGGAATTCAGAAATTCAGAGAAGTATGTAAATGCATATGCAGAGTATGTAAAGAGTGCAGATGATACAGAATTAAGAGCACTTTTGACAGAGAATGTTGGAGATGGCACAATTGCAGTGCCAGATATGGTTGTTAGCACCATTCAGACCGCTTGGGATAAGGAGCCTATTCTCGCAAAGGTTAAGAAGACCTATTTGAAGGGCAACGTTAAAATCGGTTTTGAGATTTCAGCCGATGGTGCTGTTGAGCATACAGAAGGTACTGCAGCAGTTACAGAGGAAGAATTGGTATTAGGTATTGCAACACTTGTTCCAGTTTCAATCAAGAAATGGATTTCCGTTTCTGATGAAGCTTTAGATCTTGCAGGAGAAGCATTCTTACAGTACATCTATAGCGAACTTGGCTATCAGATTGCAAAGAAGTTGGCTGATGAAATCGTTGCAGATATCACTGCTACCACAGCTAGCGGTTCTTCAACCGTTCCTGCCCAGGCAATCATCATTGCAGCTCCTGGATTAACAACCGTTGCAGAAGCTGTTGCTAATCTGTCTGATGAGGCTACTAATCCAGTAGTGATCATGAACAAGTTAACCTATGCAGCATTCAAGGGTGTGCAGGCAGGTGCTAACTACGGTCAGGATGTATTTGATGGTTTGGAAGTAGTATTCAACAACAGTTTACCTGCTTATGGTTCTGCTGACGCTGCAGATGTTTATGCTATCGTTGGCGATCTCGGTTCTGGCGAAATGGTTAACTTCCCTAACGGAAATGACATCACATTCAAGTTTGATGATAAGACCTTAATGGCAGCAGACCTTGTAAAGGTTCTTGGAAGAATGTATGCAGGTCATGCAGTTGTTGCACCTAAGAGATTTACACTTGTAAAAAAGCCTAGCACCATTTAATTTGACGGAGGGAATCAATGAAGGCAACAGTTATTGAAGTTTTCATTGATGCGTTTACTGGTCATGTGTACATGGTCGGAGATGTCATTGACATTTCCGACTATGCTAGACTTGCATTAATGGAAGAGAAAAAGCTTGTAAAGGTGGAGGAATCCAAGGAAGAAGTGAAGCCGAAGAAGACCGCCACAAAAAAGAAAAAGGATGTGTAAAAAATGCTTGAAAAAGTAAAAATTGCACTTCGTATCACGCACACTTTTCTTGACGATGATATCGCGGATACAATCAAAGTTGCCAGACAAGAAATGGTAAGAGCAGGAATCACAGAAAAC